ATGCTGAACAGAATGTCAGAAGTGACAATTCGATCTGCGCAAAAGCAAGTAGATCCACCGATGATGGTCCCAGATGACGGCTTTATGATGCCAATCCGCACTGTTCCTGGCGGCCTGAACTTCTATCGCTCAGGAACCAGGGATCGTATCGAGCCACTAAATATCGGCGCGAACAATCCTCTGGGCCTAAATATGGAGGAGCAGCGCAGAAAAGCAATCCAATCTGCGTTTTACGTTGATCAACTAATACTTTCGCAGGGTCCACAGATGACTGCGACAGAGGTTATGCAGCGTACAGAAGAGAAAATGCGGTTACTTGGCCCTGTTCTTGGTCGACTCCAGGCCGAGCTCCTGCAGCCACTAATCAATCGAGTGTATAACCTGATGACCAGGGACCGACTGTTTGCTCCAGCTCCTGACTTTATGCGCAATGTCGGCATCGAGATCGAGTACGTTTCTCCGTTAGCCAAAGCTCAGAAGTCCGGGGACATCCAGGCAGCTATGCGCTTGTTCGAGTTAATGGGACCACTTGCCCAAATTGATCAATCTGTTATTGATTACATCGATGCTGATGGTTTAGCTAAGTATCTGATGAAGACACTTTCTGTACCGGCCACCACGATTCGCGGTGAGCAGCAGGTTGCTGACATTCGCGAGGCGAGAGCCGAACAGATGCAGCAGGAAGCGCAACAACAGGAGCAAATGCAAACAGCTGAGGCCATGGGAGCAGCTGCGCCAATGATGAAGCTGATGCAAGAAAGATAAATGAGCAAACAAATCAAGGACTTACGGGAAGCATATGCTTTCCTGTTTGGTGAGACGGATGGAGATACCGTGTTAGATGATCTTCGTTCTCGGTTCCACTGTCATTCGCCGACCTTCTCCCCAGACCCTTATGAAACAGCGTTCAGGGAGGGGCAGCGCAGTGTTGTGCTGTTCATCGAAAATATGATGGAAACATTTACATTACCAGAAGAGGTAGATAACGATGAGTGAAGAGCAGGTAACTGAAGTCTCTGAAGCACCAGAGGTAGCTCAGTCTGTCGAAGATTGGCGCTCAAACATCCCCGAAGAGATTCGGGATCATAAGTCACTGTCGCACATCAATGATGTTAGTGCCCTGGCAAAAAGTTATGTTCATGCGCAATCAATGATTGGCGCTGACAAAGTAGCAATCCCAGGAAAGCATGCAACTGATGATGACTGGCTTGAGGTTTACAATAGGCTAGGGCGGCCAGAAGCCCCTGATTATTATGAATTGACTGCTCCAGAGGGGGCTGAAGTCGACCCCGCTATGACTGACTGGTACAAGCAGACTGCGCACGAGATAGGGCTTAATCCGCAGCAAGCAGCTAAGTTATATGAGGCGTATAATAATTTTGCGATGCAGGCTGACCAGGCAAACGCTATCGATCCTGAAGCATACCAGCAGGAAGTTGAAATGCAGCTACGCCAGGAATATGGCCAAGCATTTGAAGACAGGCTGCAGCAAGGCATGGGCGTTATGACTCAGTTTGGAAATCCAGAGATGCTAGAAGTTGAAATGGCCGACGGCACTCGCCTGGGAGATAATCCTGACTTTATTCGTCTGATGGGCGACCTTGGTGCTTTTATACAACAGCGCATGGGTGAGGATACTCTTGAAGGCGTTAAGACATCTGGGGGAATGACTCCCGATGCTGCCATGGAGAAAGTTTCAGAGCTGCGCGCCAATGGATCACCATATTGGGATGCGAGACATCCAGAGCATCACTATTATGTGCAACAGGTCAACAAGTATATGGAGATGATCCATAGTTGATCTTTGGACTGCAGCGAGTAAACTTGCTGCAATAGCCAGGACAAGCGAAAGCCCCTGCCGGTAGCTGCAGCCGCAAGCAGCAAAAAAATATCGTCCTGCATGTGCAGGGTAGCGAAAACTTTGTTTTAGCTGACTGAAGGAGAGACACAATGTCTACTCAAATTACAACTGCATTTGTGCAGCAGTTCAGCAGCAACGTCCAGCTGCTCTCACAGCAGCGCGGTTCTTTGCTGCGTGGTGCCGTATCTGAGGAATCAGTTACTGGTGAAAAAGCGTTCTTTGATCAAGTAGGTGCAACTGCTGCCGTGAAGCGTACTTCACGCCATGGTGACACTCCGATCCTGGAAACTCCACATTCACGCCGTATGGTCACTATGGACTCATACGAGTGGGCCGACCTGATTGACGACGCGGACAAGGTTCGCATGTTGATCGACCCAACATCTACATACGCTCTAGCAGCTGCTGCTGCAATGGGTCGTGCAATGGATGATGCAATCATCGAAGCTGCTCTTGGTACAGCGAAGACGGGTAAAGCTGGCTCAAGCAGCCAGGCAATGCTTGCCGGTCATCAAATTGCCAACGGCTCAGCTGATTTGACTCTTGCAAAGCTGATCGAAGCAAAGAAGATTCTGGACTTGGCATCTGTTGATCCATCAATCCAGCGTCACATTGCTGTCGGTCCTGACCAAATCGAATCACTGTTGAACAGCACAACTGTTACAAGCTCTGACTACAACACTGTTAAAGCGCTTGTCCAGGGTGAGATCAACACATTCCTTGGTTTCACGTTCCACGTTACAACTCGTTTGGCTAAATCTGGAAACATCCGCTCTTGCTTTGCATGGGCCGAAGACGGTATCAAACTTGCTGTTGGCAAGGATGTAATGTCTAAGATCGACGAGCGCGCTGACAAGTCTTACTCAACGCAGGTTTATTACTGCGCGACATTCGGGGCGACTCGGATGGAAGAAGAGAAAGTTGTTCAGATCGATTGCGACGAAGCTGCATAAGGAGAGCTGAATCATGGCAACTGTATACTCTGATGTCCGGACGGACCTTACTCAGGATGATCCAACTGAGTTCGTACAAGCTAACCAGATTGGTGGACGCCTCCGTGTAGCCCGTGGCTCATACGAAGCATCTTCACTTTCTTCTGGTGATGTTATTGAAATGTTTGCACTGCCTAATGGCGCTCGCATCCTCGAAGGCACTTTGTGCCACGATGCGTTAGGTGCATCAACAACTCTCGCTGTAGGTCACGCTGCTTACACTAACTCTGCTGGCACTGCTGTAGCTGCGGACGCAGATGAGTTCAAAGCAGCAGCGGCTTCTACTTCAGCACAATGTGTTTCGGTAGCTGCCACTCTTGCTCTTGGCTCGGGTGCAGAGGTTGATCTTGATGGCGAAGATGCTGACAACGAATACGTTGTAACAGTAACAATGGGCGGTGCTGCTGGCACTGGAACTATTGAGCTGACAATGTACTACGTTGTTGACTAAATGAATCGGGGGCGGACGCGCCCCCTTTTCTACATAGAGGTGAGGCATGAGTTCTGTTGTAGACATTTGTAACAGCGCCCTAAATCAAATTGGCGCTTCCAATATCATCTCGCTCACTGAAGACAGTAAGGCTGCGCGAATTTGTAATCAGCGGTACGACTATGTTCGAGATTCTGTTTTTCGTGCACACCCATGGAATTGTTTAACCAGGCGCATCATCCTGGCTCCTGATTCGGATGCCCCTGCGTTTGGATTCAATAATGCATTTACTCTTCCAACTGACCCGTATTGCTTGCGGGTTTTGAACATTCGGTACTTTGATATTACGTTTCGAGTTGAAGGAAGGAAGATTCTTTGCGACGAAGACACGGTTGAGCTTTCTTATATTGGCCGGGTCACTGACCCAGCGCAATACGACATGCTCCTGGTCGAGTCGATTTCTTCAGCCTTGGCTGCGGACATTGCTTATCCGTTAGTAGGCAGCACAAGTTTGGCCTTGTATGAGCGGAAGCTATCCGAAGCTAGGCTTGTTGACGCAACGGAAGGCACTCCACAGACTATTGGAAGTACAACTGACGCTGGAGGCTTAGAGCCAGACGCATTTATTAGATCGAGGTTCTGATGGCAAAGGCTAGTCCGGTATTTGCAAATTTTACAGCTGGTGAGCTTTCGCCACGCCTTGACGGTCGGACTGACCTCGATAAGTATTTCAATGGCTGCAAGCAGCTGCGCAATTTTATTACTCATCCTCACGGCGGAGCGAGCCGTAGACCAGGCACACTATTCGTTAATGAGGTCAAAAGCAGCGCCAATAACGCCAGGCTTATTCCTTTTGAGTTTAACGTCGAGCAGGCTTATATACTGGAGTTTGGTGATCAATACTTCAGAATCCACAAAGATGGTGGCACCGTTGTTGCTGGCCTGGTGACTTATTCATCAGTAAGCGGCGGCCCTTTTACCGCTGGTGAAACGATTACTGGCGGAACGAGTGGTGCAACTGCGATTGTCATTTCGGACGATGCAGTCGACGAGTTACAGGTCCGAACTATCAGCGGCACATTCTCTGCTGCAGAAACGATTACTGGCGGCACATCAAGCGCGACAGCAACACTAGATTCGATCGATTTAACCGGCGGCGATCCGATTGAAGTGACCACGCCATACCTGCACACAGAGCTTTCATCAATTAAGTTCACGCAGTCTGCCGACGTCATGTACATGGTCCACCCGGATCACCCGGTGCAAAAAATTACCAGGACCGGGCACGACACCTGGACAATGACAGAGGTCTCTTTCCGAAGAGGTCCACTGCAGGACCCTAGGTTCGACGGGACATCCCTACTGGCGAATAGTCGATCTGGCAGCGTTACGCTCACTGCGAGTGGGGGCGACGTCTTTGAGTCTGATGATGTAGGCCGAATTGTAAAAGTTCACAATGGGTATGCTGAAATCAGTACATTTAGCAGCGCTACATCTGTAACTGCTACTGTTGTTGAGAATGAAGATGGCCGCGAAGAGCTAATGCCTTCATACACGGCATCTACTATTAGTTTCTTTGAAGGTGACCCAGACAACACCGGCCTTGAGCATAACGATAGAATCAATGATACAGCCGGGCAGTTCCTAGAGCAGGGTTTCAAGCCAGGCATGAAAATTTCTATTTCTGGTGCAGCTTCTGGTAACAATGACAGCGGGTTGTTAATTGTAACCGTGACAGCAGATACAATCCTAATTTCTCCTTCTGGGGACCTGGTGAATCAAGCGGCAGGCAGCTCAATTACAATCACTGGCGATCTGGAGGCCGATGATTCCTACCAGCTCGGTGCGTTTTCTGCGAAAACCGGCTACCCAGCAGCTGTCGCTTTTTATGAGCAGCGGCTGGTGTTTGCGAATACGCTTGAGCAGCCGCAGACTATTTTCTTTTCTCAGGGCGGTGACTTTGAAAACTTCACTCAAGGAACAGACGACGCGTCGGCCCTAGTCTATACGATTGGTTCAAATCAGGTAAACGTCATTCAGTATTTGTCATCTGGTCGATCGCTCTTGGTTGGCACATCTGGTGGTGAGTTTGCAGTGTCCGCATCAGGAACAACTGAGCCACTGACGCCGAAGAACGCGCAGATTAAGAAACAATCAAGCTATGGTTCAACGACTACGCAGCCTGTCCTGGTCGGGAACGTAACTTTGTTTATCCAGCGAGCCAAGCGCAAGGTGCGTGAGCTTGTATATGACTTCGACTCTGACTCTTACCTGGCTCCAGATTTGACGCTGCTTGCAGAACACATTACTGAGTCAGGCATCAAGGAGATCGCTTTTCAGCAGGAACCTGACAATATCGTTTGGTGTGTCTTAGAAGATGGTCGATTTGTGGGGATGACATATCGACGCGAGGAGCAGGTTGTTGCCTGGCATGAGCATCTCATGGGCGGGTCTTCAAGTGTTGGCGGCACTGATTATGATTACGGTTTCGTAGAGTCCGTTGCATCGATCCCAGGCAATCTTGATGAGGATACGGTTTACATTGTTGTAAATCGCCAGGTCAATGGAAGCACGGTGCGGCATGTTGAATTTTTCAATGTCTTTGACTTTGGGGACAACATTTTGG